AGATAATCCTAATCCATAATCTCCCATTGAGAAATCTACACCAGTACCAAATAAATCTATAAGAGGTGTTGTAGTCGCTATCCAAGAATTAGAGGACACATTCCAAACTTCTGTATAGCTACTTGTCGCATTAGTAAACATTACACCAGGAGAAAGATACTTTGTACCATCATCATCATAAGTATTACTTTCACATTTACTATAAATATTTGCTGTCATTTCCGTTGTAGATACACCTTCATACTCTTGTAATATATAAGATAAAGTATCTGTTGCAACACTACCCTCGTCAGCAGTAATCTTCACAGAATAATCTCCTGTTACAGCGTCAGTAGATATAGATATACCCTCATCACCATCTGCTTGTGGAGTATAATCCCAACTAACTAGAGGGTCATCAGGATTTGCCATTAGAGACCAATCTTCAAATCCAGTGTTATCAGCTCCATTTACTCCGTTATATAAAAGTTGAACATCATCTACTACGGCAGTTGGTCCATCAGTTGTAGCAAAATAAGCAAAGAAAGCCACACCTTCATTTACACCAGAACTAGGGGCAGTTGCTTCTTCAAATTCAAGTAAAGTATATTCTGATGTTGGCGTTAAACAATTTGTACTTCCAGCACCAAATCCAACATCCCAAGTATCAGCAGTAAAATTATAATAAACATCATCATCTGAATCATCTATATAAGAATACATAGCACAATATTGTCCTGCACCTGAAACTGTTTTAGCATAAGCAGTAATTTGTACTGTATCATCTGCTACAAAAACTGTATCAGTAGCTGAAAATAATATATCTGACATATAAACACCACTCCAAGAAGTACCAGCCTCGGTTTGCATAGCATAAACCCCAGCGTGTTTGTCAGTTGAGCGTAACATTAAATCAAAATTTGCATTATCATCAAAATCACTATACTCCCATTCATCTGGTACATTATAGGTATTCCAATTTGCGAAAGTTCCGTCTGTTAGAGTTTCTGTATAAGTTGTGGTAGCTGTCACTTTGACATCAGAAGTAGATAATGTATCTATTGTTCCAGTTGTGAAAGTAGCAGAACCAATTTCCACTTCTCTATCTTTCTTAGGAGTAAGAGTCGTTCCGTCATCATCCCAATAAGAAGTCTGGGTAATGATAGGTTTAGCCCCAAGTTGTTGTTCTAAGTCTACCTCTATCCCTACAGGTAGTTTAGTAGGGTCAGAAGTACCAACTTGATAACTAAGTTCTTCTTGCCATTCAGACCCCCACAATTGGTAAGGAGTGTCTCCTGGCTGTACTGTATAAGCCGAAGTAGTCATTGGTACTAGCAACGCTACTATGGCTACAAATGAAAGTATTTTTTTCATAATGTATGAGTTATTATTTAATTTTTTTAAATAAACTTAAATCGTCTTCAATGTCTTTTATCTTTTTGTCATCCTTTACTTTCTCGTTATCCTCTTTTACTTTAATTTCTTCTAGGTCTTCTTTGGGTGTAAGGGTAATGTAAGTAGAAGTTATTTTTAAAAACTCTACACCTTCTACTAATACTATTTTCTTTTTTATATCGTGTATTGCCATATAATTTATGTTAATTCTGTTGTTTTAATAGTCCCAGCGTGGTTATAACATATATAGCATTTACTATCATCTGTATCAGTCCAGACTGCCATTTGTCCTGCTGGTATATCTGTTACAGATGGCTCGGCTGATTGGTCAAAAACATTTGGTGTATAGTTTTCTCCAATTCTTTCATAGCGACTATCATACCCACGAATATCCCCTAAATCTAACCAGATAATACTGGTGTCAAATGAGTCTGCACTATTAATAATAACAGAATAATCAGCATACATCGTACTCGGTGTAGTACCAGATACATTCCAAGTAGAGCTGACAGGTTCTTCCATATAAACATTAACACCTAGCCAAAATATACCTGCTGAATAATCTATAATACTATGAGTATAAGTACCAAATGAATATAGTCTTGCACGACTACTCAAATTTATAGGGATACTTCCACTACCATTTCCATCAAGTGTCATATTCATTGCCACTTCAAATCCACTATCACGACTAAAAATGAAAGAGCTTGTGCCATAAGTTGCGTCTAATACTGACTCGTATGTTGAGTGAACTGAACTTGTTAATTTTAAAAAGCAGAAACCAGCCCCAGAAAAGTCATACCTATTGCCAGTCATTCTGACATTACTAGCAATTTTTACAATACAATTATCAAGCATCCTGATACCTATTGTACTGTTTAATGAAGCACCATTAAATGTTAATGTACTTGCTCCATTCAAAGATTCCAATGTACAATAATTTGATATATTGAAAGCATACTTATAATTATCAAACTGACAATTATTTATATATATTCTTGAGCCAGACATTACAATATGCTGACTTGCATTTTTGAAATTGATACCAGACACAGATAAGTTGATGTTTGTATTTTCGTGCCTAAATAAAGTATTACCAGTTACAGGGTTTGCATCTGCACCATCCCAAATAACATTTGTAGGAGTGATATTGTTTCCAGTTATTATCCAATCCCCTTGTGCATAGTCTGGTATTTCTAACCAGTCTACTAGATAATTTGGGTTAGTATATGTTCCATCTGCTACATTTCCTGTAATAGTACCAGTAGTCCTGTATCTTCCCATTTCAATTAGAAGTTTTACAGGTGTAGCCCAAGGATTACCAACACTACCATCCCCAGTAGTATCATTTCCAGTGGGTGAAATGTAAAGAACAACATCTCCTTCTACAAAAGTAAAAGCTGCGGATAATATACCTTCTACTGTTAAATTCCCATCAATCAGTACGTTTATTCCAGCAACTATAGGTCTTAAAATGCCACTTACTATCTTCCAATGCGACCTTATAATAGCATCAAATTTACCAGTTATTGGGTTGAGTTTAAATGCCATATTATGCTGATGTTACTGTTGCGATTTCATCCAGGGAATTATAAGTTATTGTTATCGTAGATATTGTTGTACCACCTGCTCCACCTGTTTTATAAGTAGCAGTTTCAATTTCTCCAACACCATCACCAGCGGCAACATAAGTCAAAGCGATATAATCATAAGCTCCAGAAACAAGACCACCACCAATAGCAGCAATAATCTCATCCTGCTTATCCTCTGTAGCAGGGTTGATTTGTGTATCACTGGTATTCCTTATCCCAATAGGGTCTATACCTTCTGTGATTGGATTAGGCATATTACAGTTTCTCTATTTGATTTAATACTTTAGCTACATTTGCATCATCTGTCTTTAAAACAGCAATGTGTCTCATCAATTCTTCCTTACGATGATTGAATAATCTTTCTCTTTCTTTCAAGGATTCCATAGACTTTTTAATTCTAGTAGAGCGTCCATCAAGAACAGTGTCTTTCTTTTCAACTGCATCTTCAATACTTTTTAATTGCTTCTCTACTTCCTTGACTGTATTATCGTTTACAACTTTCAATACATCTAGTTCTTGTGTCGCATTTACTAACTCAATACCTTTGTCATTCATTTCTGCTTCTGTCTTGGCTAGTTCAGTTCGGGTCTTTTTCAATGTAGTTGTGTAAGACTTAACATCTTTTTCTAGTCCTTCTTTTTGAATCTTAACTTCTGAGAGTTTCTTTGACTTAGTGTCTATTTCACTCTCCAAGTCACAAAGTTTAGTGGCAAGTAATTGTTTGTTGCTATCTATTTCATTTTTTAATGCTTCATTGATAGCCTCTTGTTTGTTGACCTCACTCAAAGCATTCTTAGCTTTCATAAGAAGTCCAGCTAATTCTTCAGTTGTATCTTCTATCTCTTCTTTATTGGCAACAATAAGAAAACCCATTTCTTCAATGTCCTTCTTAATTTTAGTTTCTTTATCTTTTACACTTTTAACATCTGAATTGAGCAAGTCTAATTCTGTCTCAGCCATCTTAGACTGTTTCTTTAAGTCAGCTATCTCACCTGGGAGAATAGCCTTCTCTTTTCTCAAAGCCTCTACCTCTTCAGTAGCAGCTTTCATCTTAGAAGCCAAAACAGATAAAGCATCTTTCTTAGCTTGGGGTAAGCTAACTTTAACAGCTTTCACTGTTGATTGTTGTATCTGTCTACACTTCATATTATTTGTAGTTAGCTGATGGAACTGCCTTTACAGTAAGAGTACCGTAGTTAGAAGCTACACCCACTTCTTTGATTGAAAACTTAATAGTTCTGTCTCTAGTTTCAATAGGGATTGAGAATGCATACTCAGTTGCGGCGGCGGCTCCAGTATATTCCCACTCTGAGTTAGAAGCTGTAATAGTACCACTTGAGTCTGCTAGTGATGTAACACTATACAAATCTGTCTCGTCATCACCGAATACCTCTGCCTTCATTGTGAAAACATTGCTTGTTTCGCCACCACCAGTAGTGTAGCTAACAAGTAAAACTAGGTCTGTATAACCATTTGTATTTACGGAAAATACATTGTCAGTGTAAGCCGCTGTAAGTGTTGTAGCACTTAGGTATGTTTTAATTCTTGAGTCCATATAACTTATGTTATTTAATTAAGACTTATTAGGGGCAGGACATAGAATGTCCATTCCCTGCCTAAATAAGGCCTATGGGCATGTACTTGTAGCGTAGGTTGGAGTAGTTGTACTTCCATCAAAACTAATTTTAGTACAATCAGTACCATTATTAACAAATAAATTTGTAATAGTAGATGTTGTTAAAACACCGTCACCTGTGATATCGCCTGTTACGTCACCAGTAAGATCACCAGTCACATCACCGACTACATCTCCTGTAACGTCTCCTGTTAGATCAGCAGTTATAACACCAGTAGGATGATTATAGACACCACCTAAAGTAGCTGGGTCAATATCTTTTCCTTTTACTAGTCCTGTAACCATTGAGACTAACACAAACAACATAATCACTATACCCACCACCAACGCAATTTTCGTCAAAGTTTCTTTATTCATAGTTTATGAATTACGAATGGGTGAATTATAGTGCTGAACCGTCAATCTTGACATCAACCAATTTGTCCTTATCATTGTTGAAAGTCTTTAGACCATACAACATCCAAGGAGCATAGTTTTTACCAAGTTTATCTTGTACATCTTTGATAACTACACTTGGAGATTTTTGCATAACCAAGTTTGTAGCACCTTTTTGACCCATCAATACGTGTAGTGTTTCTACACTCCAAACATCAGCAGCTTCGCTAGCAGCTAAAGCAACTTCTGAACCACCGTGGAATACGATAGTCATAGCAGTAGTACCATCAGTAGCTACAAGACCTTCTAAGGTAGCCTTGCTAGCATCAGACAACGCAATGTAATCTGTTCCAGCAGTACCTGTACCATTGATACAAGCAACTAAGTTATCAAGAGTAGCAGCAACTGTACCACCTAAGTTAATTGAACCAGCTCCAGATGGAGTAGCATTGAAAGTGAATGCAACACCAGCGATGGTAATAGTATCAGCTTCAGTAGGTTCATTTAAAGGTGTCCAAGTAGCTGTATAGGAAAGATTGTTTGAAAGATAAAGCTCTAAGCCAAATCTTGTCATTACTTTACCATTGTTACCAACTTGGTCTCCGAATGCAGTATCTTTACCTTCTAAGTATTGTCTTAGAATTTCTAAGATTGAAGGAGAGATAACAGCAAATCTGTTCTTTGAGCTTACATTTAGTAAGTCCATTTTACGAGCACCAGCTGTAAAGATTTTTTGTATATTACCTGTACCGATAACAATTGTGTTACCAGCTGTACCACCAACATCACCGTCATCAATGTCAGATGTAGCGTTAGCATATTCGCCAAGTACATCAGCATCAACAAAGCGGTTAAGTTTATCCATAGAATCAGCTGCAAATTCATCTGCAGTGTTGTATGAATTTTGGATAGAATCCCATATTTGTTACTACCCTTTCGGGCGGATGAGTCATTTCTGCTCACCTCTCTATGTCACCATAGAGAACGGACTATATCACTATCCTGTTAGATTTTATTCTATTTGTCCTCCATTCTAATGGTTGAAGATTTTTATAGTTGAAGCATTTCTTTTGTTCTTCTGGCTTCGTTAAGTCAAAAGAAGAGACTGGTATAATATGGTCTATTTCCCAAGTACCGTGATTCTCCCAAGTCATCCAGTGTTGAAACTGTTTTTCTATATGTTCACGGGCTTCTTGAATCGAACAACCAAGTAATTCTATTGTTTTAAAACATTTGTTACCTAGTTGTCTTTTAATAGCTATATTTACCCTACTTCTTAATAACCCTCTCAAACGATAATTAGTGTCTTCTTTTACTTTTTTACTGTGATAAACACGAGCTATCTCAGACACTTTTTTCCTATTATTTTTTCTATATCGTTTTTGTATCTTCTTGTTTGTATCAGATTTAACAAACTTTTTATACTTCTCAGGATTTTCTAATCTATCTTTTCTTGCCCACTCTCTTGAGCGTTTACGAAAAGCTTCTAGATTTGCCTGTCTGTATTCTTTACCACTTTCTTTATACTTTTTTGCTGAAGCTAATTTAACCTTATCTAAGTTATCCTCTCTATATTCCTTAGCTCTAGCTTTTTCTCTTTCTTTATTTTTTTGGTAATATTTTTTGTTGTAATCTGATTGGTTGATATATTTCATATACCTTGTATTATATCAACTTTCCATTAAAATGTAAAGGGCTTTCAGGATACTCGGCGTGTAGTCTCTAGCGGGAGTTTACCACTTCTCACGAAGTATGCTCTTCCGTCGGGATAATCTCATTTCTGAGACTTCCCCCGATATAGCCAAGTTAATAAATGCACATTACTGTGCAAAGACGCAGACACTACTTCTTAACTTCCCAGTTAAAAAGTGAAAAATGTTTTTTACGTCATCGAGGTAGAAAGGTACGATACGAGCGATATTTACCACTAGAGTATCGTCTGTACCTGAGATATCCTGTACTGTGAAAGCAGTTCCTTTTGTATAAGCTTGTCCAGTCACAGCTGAACGGTAGGGCTTGTGCACGGTGTCACCGTCTTTTAGTGTAGAGCGTAGTTCAACGCTTGCGATAGCCATTGCAACCAAATCTTTATAGCGGACTTCTTGCATCACTTTTGACCAATATGCAGCATTCAACAAACCATTTCCTAATGCGTTTGCCATTTTATTGGGGTTAATTTAATTAGACTTTATGTTTAGAGACGTATTCTCTAAACTCTGCGAAAGTCTTAGTATCCATTGACCCGATAGCTTCCCCATCATCAGACTCAAGAATTGCCTTGAAATCGTATGCTGGGTTGTTTTTGTTTGAACCACCTTTGCCCTTCTCAACCGTCTTAGAACCTTTAACAGGTCTAAGTCCTTCAACTCCACGATATATTACATCAATAGGAGTCTTAGAGTATTCTTCAGAAAAGTAGTTGCGTTTCAGTTTACCTCTAATAGATTCAACATCTTCATCAGGGTATTTTGTCTTGAGAGTTTCAAGGTCTTTACGCCATAGCTTTTCTTGTTGGGCTTCTTCTTCTGCCTCTCGGACAGCTTTGGTAGCGGTCTCAAAATTATCTATCTTTGAGCCAAGTTCTTCTTTGACTTTCTTATAAGCACCATCTTCTGCAAGTTTTAAGAGTTTCTTCACTGATTCTTTACTAACTCCGAATTCATCGGCATACTCATCTATTGATGAAACCAAATCTTCAGCGTTAGACTGGTCTGGTTTTGCTTGATACTCTTTCTTTTGAGCTTCAAGTTCTTTTAGTTTAGCTTCAGCGTCGTGTGCTCTTTCTCGCATCTTCTTGTGCTTATCTAGGTTGACAAACTTACTCGTTCTAGTAGGCTTCTCATCCTCTTCCTCAGGTTCAACATCTTCATCAGAGTCATCGTCATCAACGACTTCTTCTTCTTCAGGTGCTTCTTCTGTGGGTTCAGGTTTCTCCTCAGGTTCTTCCTCCGTAAGAGGTTCTTCCTTTGGTTCTTCCTTCACTTCGCCATCTAAATCGGCTAAGCGTTCTTTTTGCTCTGGTGAGAGCTCATCACCGTAAGTGACCTTAATGTCATCGGACATATATAGATTTGTTAAGGACTTGACTGTCCATTATTAAATTATTCTAACTCGTAATCAATTTGGTCTTCTAAAGATTTAAGTCTGTTAGGTGCTCCAGAAAGTAATTGTAGTATCTCAGTCCAAGCTCCTCTATAAGCTATAAGTTGGTCGTTCTTTTCCTCATAAGGTTTGAGACTGTTATCTATCTGGGCTAGTTGTGTTCTAACTTCTTTAATCAATACTTTCATTCCAGGTGTACCAAGTAAGTCAACTAAGCTTTGGTTCTCTCTAATCTGTTGATGCCATACTTTAATACTCTTTTCAGTAGTTACATCTATCTCACCTCTAAAGTCTAGCATCTGTCTTTTAAGTTGTTCTATTTTATCTAATATCATACTTGAGGTAATAATGATTCTCTTTGTGGATTAGGTTGTACCCCTTGTCCTATTAGTCCCTCAGGCTTAATACTTGGCTGTTCTTGAGGGTTTATAGGTAATTCAGGTTCAATCATCCCACCCTCTACTAAACCACTCTGTAACTGCCCTTCTTTGGCAAGTTTATCAAACACAGATTTAACTACATTCTTACGAGCAAATTCCATTTCAGCAGAAGCGTGAGCAGTAATTCTATCAGCTACATCGTCTTTAATCTCGTTATCAGCCATAAAGTCAAGATGTTTCTCAATATGAGCTGGAGTAGCGTATTCGTTAGGTTCAATATCTTTCTTCAACATCTTTTCATTCTCTTCAGCAGCTTGTAATACAGATTCGCTATTGCCTTCATTCTCTATGTTAAGTAAAGCTCTAATCTCTTCTCGTTCAAATCCAGATATTTCTAGTTTCTTTTCTAGTGCAGTCTTTTGATTGATTAAAGGATTCTGTACTTCTACTGATAAGCTCTCGAACTTACTTCTTCTCTTACGAGCATCGGCTTGTAGTTCAGCGTTAAGTCCTTTAGCAGTAATATCGTACTTAGGGTTAAGGTCTTCTTTGATAAGTTCATCCCATTGTACACCAGCTTCACCTAACATCTTAATAGCTAGTTTCTCTGGCATATGTTCTTTCAATCCATTTATGTAGCGTTTACCCATTCTAATCCAGAAGCAACCATAAGACTTTTCAAACAATCCAAGTCTATCAGCACTCTGAGCCAGTTCTCCTTCAAATACACCAACCTTCTTATCATCTTCACTAGCACCTTGTAATCCAGCAGTAATACCAGAGTTTCTTGATTGAGCTCCATCTACTAGACTATAAAGCTGTTTAGTGTCTCCTACATCAGGATATTGGAACTCATATATACCACTTCGTACATCTTTCCCGTTATCAGGTGTAGCAGGTACAAGTCCAGCCCATCTAGGCTCTAACAGTGCAGGGTTCTTAAATACACTTGTATCGTAAGCTTTCATTCCGAAGTTCCTATACTGTCTGTTGTCTAGGGCTTGGTTAATCAATATGTTCTTTGAGATGATAGTATCTCTAACTTGGTCTGCAGGACTAGGTGTCCAGAACTCAAATGCATCAGGAAAGAAAGCCCAGCTATCAAAACACCATAGAGGGTCTCCATTAGGGTATTCTTTAGTTTTAAAAACTTCTTTTAGTGGTTGTACTCTTATCCAAGTCTTAGTAGGTCTGTCATAAGTACAGATGTATCTAACACCTTCATAAGTCGTGTACCATTCCACTAGTGTAGCAGTAGCAAGACTCTGGTATCGTTTGGTGTCTCTACCAGTTATAAGGCTAGACTTGTTACCTTTCTCTTGTAGTTCGTTCTCGTCATCAACCTCGGTATCTTTAGACTTAGCCATCTTTAGGATAAAGACTTGTTTCTGGTCGTATCTTTCATCTTCTTCTAGTTCGTCCACACTTTTAAAGATATTGTCCTGACCCATATAGTTAGCCTCCTCAATACTCTCACCACCAGCTAAAGGGTCTACTAGAAAGTCGTAAGAGTCTACTAGGACTAGGTTAGAACTATATTCAGGTTCACTATCAGCAAAGTATTTATATACTGCTCTGCCATATAATCCTGCTATCTTCTTACCCATAAGGTCTTTAGTTTTCCAATCACCACGACTAGGAGAGCTATCTTGTTCCCATGCTTTGGTGACCTTCTCTGCTTTTCTAACATCAGCCTCGTCTGTAGGCTCATAGGTTATGAATGGAGCGTCATCTATCTTAGATATAAGGGTCTCAATAAAGCCCTGCATCTCTCCTAATAGTACATTGTGTCTACCTTTCATCTTCTTTTGTTTCCTACCATAGTATAAGTCTTCGTTAGGATGCCAAGAAGAAGACACTCTCGTGCTTCTATAGTTTAAGGCTTTATCGTATTCTTTTAACGACTGATCAAGTATAAGTTGTTCTTTTGACATAAATTTATCCGCCTATCCCTGAGAAGGATTCCTCCCAATCGGGCTGTTTATAATTATTAGATTCTAAATCTGGTTGTTTAGCTATACCTAGTTGGTACTGAGTAGCATCAACTACATCATCGTTAATACACTGTGGGAAGGTAAATAGCTCTTCTTCTAGTGCAGTACATTCTCCCTTGATGTGATAGATTGAACCACTGCTATACCGAGGTATAAGACCTCTGATTCTAACTTCTTTGTTCACTCCCTTGTGTTCAACCTCTACTATGGGTAGAAACCTATTCCTTTTCCTCATCTCTTCGTCCAAGTAAGGCTTTAATCCCCAAGTATAGGCTGTCTTTTCTATTCCTATTGTTTCAAAGTTTCTTTTATCTTGTATTGTAAAAAGGTAATCAACTAACTCTTTAGGGTTAAGTTTCATTCTATACCCTGCTAAGTTCCAGTTGTTTTCTTTGTCAACGTAGTTCTCTGAGAAGCCACAGTAATCGGCACTGTCCTTCTTACTCATTGCAGTATCTACTATAAGAAAGTTCCTTGTTTTCATTCGGTCTACTTCTTCTCTAGTAGTGTGTCTTAGCCAATCTTGTTTAAATTCCTGTAATTCACTCATAATAGGGGTTTGTTGATATAAAGCTGACCAATCATACAGCCCAACAGTATCTTTAATCTTCTCTAAAGCCTCTAAGTCATACTTCTCTTCCCACAATGGTTTACCATCTGTAATAGCAGGTAGCTTAATTACATCCCACTTATCTCCCTTGTCTCCATCTTCTTCTTGTTTCTTCAATAATCTACCAGCTAAATCATCTATGTTCCATCTAGTAAGGATAAGTACAACAGCAGCGTCTTTCTCTAAACGAGTATAGGCTGTAGAAGTATACCAGTTCCAATGCTTGTCTCTAATGGTTTTACTTTCAGCCTCTTCTCTATTCTTGATAGGGTCATCTATAATTAGAATATCAGCTCCCCTACCAGTAATAGCACCACCGATACCTACACTAGTGTAACTTCCTCCACCATCAGTTTTCCATTTAGCTTTGTTCTGTTCATCTGCTTTTAATCTTGTTTTAAATATCTTTTGGAATATGTCATCTTTAAATAGTTCTCTTGTCTTAGAACCAAAGTCCTGAGCTAACTCAGCAGAATAAGATGCTGTTATAATCTCCTTATCAGGGTTTCTACCTAAGTACCAAGCAGGAAAGTTTATAGTTGCTAGTTGTGATTTTCCGTGCCTCGGTGGGACGAATATCATTAACCTTTTAATTTCCCCACGCTCTACAGCTTCTAACTTATCAGCTATAGTCTCGTGAATACTAGCAGGTTTGTATGTTCTATTCGTAACAATAGAGAAGTCTACTAGACTATGCCTCCCCGTCTGTAATATCTTTAATTTGTCTTCGTGAGAGTAGTTCATCTAATTGCTCTTGTGTGAGTAAAGATTCTGTTCTATCTGTAACTCCACCACTTAATAGTTCTATGTTCTTAGTAAGTTTATCAATTCCACCAGTAATATCAGAGTAGTTAGCTTTCTCTTCCTTACCAGCTAATAAGTCTATAGCTCTATCCCTAGCTTTAATCATCTTCTCTACTACTGGTTTAACATCTTTCTGTACTCCA